CCCACACGCTCACGATGAACTTGAACGGAACGACTGCCGTGGTCGATACGACGCTTGTGGGGGACGTGATCAGAGTGAACGACATCCGCGTCGTTGCGGTAGGAACGGGACTCGCGAACGCCGGGAACATCTACGCGTTCGACTCGACCGACACCTTGACGGCGGGAGTCCCGGACACCGATGCGAAGACCTTCCAGATCGTGCCCCTCACGCGGAACTTGTGCATGAGCGGCGTGTACACGGTTCCTGCGGGGTGTATGCTCCAAGTCTCGGCCCTGCGCGCAGGGTTCGACGAGACGAGCACCACCGCGAGGGCTGCGCAGCTCAAACTCAGGACCCGGGTCCTCGCAGGGACGAAACGCATCTCGGCGGATCTTCCGGTTTCGGGGCAGATCACGGGGTACTCGGGAACCTTGGACGCGCGATACTTCAACGGCGTCACGTTCGCCGAAAAAACGGACATAGAACTCAGGGCCGCCGCAAGCGCGAGCCTCACGGTCTTCGCGTTCGCTGACGGAACATTGTTCCACGTGTGAGAAGAGGAGGAACGGTAAATGGCAAGAAAAATCCTTCCCTGGGGCGGACCTGGGGACTATATCGGAGAGATGTGCAACGACAATTTCGAGGAGCTTTACGCAGACCAGGCCGAACTCGAGCGGAACCTCTCTCCTTCCGGGCTTTCCTTTTTTGTCGATCCCACGAACGGGGACGACGACAACGACGGAACGACCTGGGCCCTCGCCAAAAAGACTCCGCAAGCTGGAATAGACCTTACCGTGGCGGATCGCGGGGATACGGTATGGATCCGGAAAGGCACGATGACCGTGACGACTGCGGTTCTCTTCAATAAAGCAGGGATCACGGTGCGGCTCGCAGGATACGGGGCGAGTCCGTACGACCAGGGCGAAAAGGCCACGATCTGGGCGGCGGCTGCCTACACCACGGGGCCCGTTGCGATCGTCTCGGCTCCGTGCCGGATCATTGGCCTCGGGTTCTCTTCCCGTTTCACCACGGGTTCCGCGCTCAAGATCGACGGCGAGGGCGGCGGATTCGTGGGCGGATTCTGCGACATTCTCGGATGTCGGTTCCCCGGATGGGGGAGCGAACTCTACGGGATTCTCACAGAAGCGGGAACGTACAACCGGATCGCGAGCTGTGATTTCGAGGGGTTTACGGCAGGCATTGCCTTCGGCCCGAGCGTGTCGAACAACCCGACCGACAACATCGTCGAGAACTGCGTGTTCAAAACCTGTACCTACGGGATCGAGCATCTCGCCTCGGGAACTCCGCAGAAACAGCTGTACCGAAGGAACTGGTTTCCCTCGGCGAAGGGGATCGACTTCAACGACGTTGACGCTACGGGTCTCGTCGCGGACAACTTCTTTTCAACGGCAACGGACACGGGCACCTATGACATTGCGGTTGCTGCGGCCCAGGTCCACGGGATGGAGTTTTCCGGGAACCACTATTCGGAGTGATGAGAGATGGCGAAGGTAACGATCGACAATGGAGACACGGGCCTCGAGGTCCGGACCGCGATTAACGGGATGTTCACGGAGCTCTATGCAGGACAGAAAGTCGCGGTCCCTGCGACGCCCGCCTCGACCGGAGTCGCGGGAACCTGGGCGCTCGATGCGTCGAATATCTACCTTTGTACCGCGACGAACGTATGGGTCCGCGCGCCCTTGACCTTTGACACGTGGACGCCTTGAGAGGAGATGAGAAATGCCGAATAAAGAGCTTGTGACGCGCGTCACACAAATAGGCGCGGAAGAGGAAAGGGTTCTCGAGTTCATCGCGTCCACAGAGACCCCTGACCGGAGCGGCGACATCCTCGACGTGGACGGCTGGAAAACGGACGCCTACATCGGCTCGACAGAAAAGAACGGGAATCCTGTTTTCGCTTGGGGGCACGACTATTCGAAACTCCCAGTCGGAAAGACGTTGAGCGTGATGAAGGATCTCGCGTCGAAGGCCTTGAAAATAAGGGTGTGGTTCCCGTCGATCGAGGACATGAACACGGATCCCGCGCACCCGAGCGAGCCTTCCCTCTTCGCGGACACCGTGTACAACGCCTACAAGAAAGGGCTTTTGAACGCGGTGTCCGTGGGCTTCAACCCTATCAAGTGGGAGCCGCGTACGGATCCTGAGATGCAGGACAAGCCCACCTACGCGCGGGGAATGCACTTCATTGAGCAAGAGCTCTTGGAAGTCTCGGCGGTCGTCGTGCCGTGTAACGCGGAAGCGCTCATCACGGGCCGCTCGGTGAAAGAGCTCAATCCCGCGCTCGACGAGAAAATCTTGAAAGTGTTTTCTTCTTTTGGCCTCGTGAAGAGCGAGGAGAAAGAGAAACCTGAGATACCAGAAAAGGAGGTGCCTACCGTGCCGAAAGAGAACGAGCTTTCGGACGTTGCGAAGAGCGTCGAGGAGATCAAGACCGTGGTCGAGAAACGCGGGTCGAGATTCTCGACCGAGACTCGCAAGGTCTTAGGCGAGGTCACAGACGCGATGAAGGCTTGCCGGAAGGGCATCGCCGCGTGTGAGAAGGCCATTGAAGGCCTTATGGCCGAACCTGAAGAAGTGAAACCGGAGGACGAGGAGTCCCCGAAAGCACTACGGGAACCGGAGACCAAGGCCGTCAAAGAGGCGGCTGAAAAGCCCGTCGAAGAGACGGTCGAAAAGGTCAAAGGGGATTTACGACTTGATTCTTCCACGTTGCTTTCCGACGTGGAGAAACTTTTTTCCGTCGAGGAGGAATAAACGATGGAAGGTAACGAAAAAATGAAACTGGATCAGTACATCGAAGCCAAAGTCGCGGAGATCTATGAGCGCAACGCCAACGATCCCGCCAAGGCTCAAGTCCAGGCCGCGCACACGAAAGCGTTCGTCGAAGCCGTCGAGGACGCGGACAAGAAGGGCGTGAAAATGCCTGCCGCCGGAGACTCCTTCGGGCGCTTCGCCATGGGCATTCTCAAAAGCTACAACGACCCCGAGAAAGCGCTCGCGTGGGCCGGGAATACGTACCCGGACGACAAGGCCCTGTCCGGTTACTTCAAGGCGCTCACCGTGAGCACGCCGTCCGAAGGCGGGTTCGTGGTGCCGGACGTCCTCTCCTCGGAGATGATCCAATACTTGTACCCTCAGCTCGCCTTCGCGAAGCTCGGGGCGAGACGGATCAACATGCCGAGAGGAAACCTCACCCTTCCGCGGTTCGACGCGGCATCTTCGGCCACCTACATCGGCGAGACCGAGAAGGCGGCGGACACGAAGCCCGTGATCGGCACCGTGAAAGGCTCCTCGAGGAAACTCGCGGCCCTGATCCCGATCTCGAACGACCTCATCAGGGATTCCGACC